AAACAGCACTACTGACCCATTCGATGGTTTTATAGATGAAGTAGCTGTGTTCGATAAGATACTTACAGAAGCTGAGGTCCAAGAAATATTTAACGCTGGTATAGCTTTAGATTGTAGAGATCATAGTGCTTATTTAGGTGATGAAGAGTTTGACGATCCAGGATTTGACGATCCTTCCGAATGGAACGCTAATACAGGATGGACTGTTAGTGGTGGTAAAGCTTCTGTAAATCACCACGAAACTACAGCACTCAGCCAAACACTAAGCGTTACACAAGGTAAGATATATGATTTAACCTTTGAGATTAGCGACTACGTCGAAGGTGCTTTTCAATTTGGTTTTAACCAGTTTAATATTGCAGGAACTAGTAGTAATCTTCCAAACTTTAATAAAAATGGTGTATACAATTATAGAGTTGTTGCATTAGGTGATAATATTAATGTTTATATGTATGGCGTTAATGCCTCTGAGTTTTCGATAGATAACCTTTCATTAAGAGAAGTGCAGTTGAACGGTTACTGGAGAAATAACGGTGTTGACACTTGGACTGATCTATCACCATACGGAAACAATGGTACTGTTAACGGCTCTCCAACTACAATACAACTCCAAGAAGTTCCTTACTTTAAGAAAGATACTTTTGGTTTACCTATGAATAAGGTTAGAGAGAAAGGGTTAAATTTAGATGGAGGTTCTTACGTTACAATAGATGACAGCTCTGACTTTGATTTTGGTACTACAGGTTTTACTATTCAAGCTTGGGTTAAACCATTTAGTTTAACTGCAAATGATAGAATTATAACTAAAGGTAAAACTAGTGATGATGAATGGATGATTAGTGTTGGTGCAGATAATGCTTCAGTTAGAGTTTACGCACAAGATTCATCCACTGCTGTACTTGATTCAGAAAACACGTTTAGCACTTTATCTTTAAATAATTGGGCGATGATCACTGTTGTAATAGATACTCCAAATGATCAAATATTATTTTATAAAGATGACGGTAATGTAGAATCAAAGACAGGAGCGTCTTGGTCGGGTAACTTCAATGGAGATGACTCACTTATAATTGCGGCTAACAAAGATTTAGATGCAGATAGGTTTGACGGTATTATAGACGATGTTAAAATATATAATAGAGTGCTGAGTAGTTCTGAAATAGAAAGAAACTATAAAGTAACTAAAAGCAAACACGCATCTACCTCTAATTGGTCAGATGATTTTGATGATGGTTTCATATAAATAAATAAAATGGCAAAAGGAGATTACAAAGATTCAACAAGGAAGACTAGATACAAAGCTCTAGTTGGTACAAATACTGATACTAAAGTAGCTGTAAATGCAGATGAAAAAAGAAAAAGAGCAGAGTTACTAGATATAATAGAAGATCTTTTTAGAGATGGTAACAAGACTATAACGGCTGACAAGCTTAGAGCTTTTTTACACATAATGGTTAAGTCTGTTCAGAATAGTTCTGATGACACCATATCTTTAGATGCAAATAGTGTTGGTAGTGGCTTACCTACTTCACGCCCTAGTACTCGTGGTTTATTATGGAACGATAGAGGTACAGTTAAAGTTTCGTAATGGAAATATTTAAAAACGATAATAGCTGGAACGAGAAAGCAATTGTAGGGTTTATAGCGTTTGCTATAATGTGCCTTATAATGGTTGCTGACCTTGTTACTGGTTGGGTAGGAACAGACCTAATAATAAACGAGTTTGTGTACGATTCTTTTGTTTGGGTTGTGTTAGGCTCGTTTGGTATTTCTGGTGTAGAAAAATTTGCTAAGAAGTAATGGGAAAAGGTTGTACTTGTAAAGCTGTAAAGCGAAAGAAAAAAGGTAATAAAGTCAAGACTATGAAGAAAGGTGGCTCTGTAAAGGATGCCTGTTACCATAAAGTTAAAGCAAGCTACAAAGTTTTTCCTAGTGCTTATGCCTCTGGTGCTATAGCTAAGTGTAGAAAGAAAAGAGGTTAAATCATGGCTGTAAGAAAAACAAAAGCAGGATTAAACCTTAAGCGTTGGTTTAAAGAAAAGTGGACAACACCTAAGGGTAAGAAAGATTATTCAGGAGGAGAAAACACCTTTCGTCCCACTAAAAGGATTAGCAAAGACACTCCCTCAACTTGGAGTGAGGTTACACCAGCAGAAAAAAAACGAGCTCAAGATGAGAAAAACACAAAGGGGAGAGTGTCTAGATACAAAAAGAAAAAGGTAAAAGTAATACGTAAGAGTAAAAAATAATGGCAAAAGCTATACGTAAAACAACAAAAGGTAAAGGGGCTAACTATAGACCTACAAAGTCTGGAGCAGGTATGACAGCAAAAGGTGTCAAGGCTTACAGACGTGCAAACCCTGGTAGCAAACTTAAAACTGCTGTAACAGGCAAAGTTAAAAAAGGCAGTAAGGCTGCTGGTAGAAGAAAATCATATTGTGCTAGATCTTTAGGTCAACTAAAAAGAAGTAGTCAAAAAACTCAAAACGATCCTAACTCAAGAATTCGACAGGCGAGGAGAAGATGGAAGTGTTAAAGTGTATTTAAAAGTTTATAATAATTAATAGTTATGGTTCCAGTGGGTGTTATAGAGTTAATAATAGGTGTAGCAGTAATTTTAGCTACTGCGTTGAGTTTGTGGGTGAATTTAAACAATGAATACACTAAATTAAAATCTAGGGTACATCATTTAGAGCAATCTGATACAGATTTAAAAGCTACTTTAGTTGAAATATCAGCTAGATTACACGCAATAGAATTGTTATTAGCCTCTAATCAAATTAAAAAGAAATGAGTAAAGAAATACAAGACACTACATTTAGTATTAGTTTAAAGACTTTGTTTAGTATTTGTGCTTTTTTATTTTTATTAATTGGTGAGTACATTGTTTTACAGAAAGATATTAGTGAGGCTAAAAGTCTACCTAAAGCTGAAATTAGTAAAATAGAGTTTGATTTTAGTAACGAAAAGTTACAAGATCAAATTGATGTTTTAAGAAAAGAATTAGAATCAATCAAAAAGTAGGGCAGTGAGTGGAGATAATTTTGATTTAAACGAGTCGTCTAAAATAAATGTAGATGTAAAGACATTAGTTGGTATAGTTGCTGGCATTGTCTCGTTAGCTGGTATATGGTTTACTCTTAATGCTGAAATAGACCAACTGCAATTAGATGTTATAAGAATGCAGGATGACGTAGCCCTTAACCATGAGTTTAGAGTTAAGTGGCCTAGAGGTGAAATGGGTGCTTTACCAGACGATGCAAAACAAGACCTTAAAATACACTATATACAAAAAGAGGTAGATAATTTAAGAGGAGTAGTAAAAAAATTAGAAATAAGTCAAGCAAAAATGAATCATGAGACTAAGTAAGAATTTCTCTCGTGCAGAGATAGAACACAGTAACACAGCAAAAAGATTAGGTATAAGTAATGAAATGTCAGAGAAACACTTGGAAAACATGCAAAGGCTCGTTGACAATCTTATACAGCCTCTTCGTGACGCTATTGGTCCTGTTAGGATTAGTAGTGGTTATCGTTCCCCGTCACTTAATCGTGCAATTGGGGGGAGCAGTCGCTCACAGCATAGCAAAGGTCAGGCATTGGACCTCCAGTTTTGGTCGATGGGGAAGATGAATAACAAGGTTGTCTATGACTGGATTATAGACTCAGGTTTAGAGTTCGATCAAATGATAAACGAGTTTGATTTTTCTTGGATACATATATCGTTAAAAAAGAATAGTAATAGAAAGCAGGTTTTAGAGGCGTACAAAGATGGTGAAGGAGATACTGCTTATAGGTTAGCATAATTATGAGTAAGTTATTAAATTTTTTAAGTGGTGGAGTTGTTAAGCAGGTTGGTGACGTAATCGACAACCTTAGCACTTCTGACGAGGAAAGACTAGAGGCAAAGCGTAAGATGGAAGAAGTTCTTATGCAGGCTGAATCTCAAGCACAAGAGCAGGTTACTAGACGTTGGGAAGCAGACATGAAGTCTGATAATTGGCTTTCCAAGAACATTAGACCTTTAATATGTATATTTTTAACTGCAATTTTTGTAGTTTTGTCAGTGTTTGATGGTAACGCAGGAGGCTTTGAAATTCAAGAGAGTTATATTCCTATATATCAAACGTTATTAATAACAGTATATGGAGCTTACTTTGCTGGTAGGTCTATAGAGAAAATAAAGAAAAACTAAGATGGCAGATTTAAAAGGAAGGTCAATAGCATCTTCATATAAAAACTTACTTCAATCTTCAAGCGAGATTTCTAGCACCAATTTAAAACAAATACAAAGTGGTTCAGGAAACCCATTAGCTATGAAGTTGTCTACAGATAAGGCTGTTTTTACAAAGGTAGGTATTGGTAATACAGGTTCTGTACCTGATGGTCTTTTACATATAATGTCTACCTCTGCTGGTACAGTTACTGCTAGTTCTCTTGCTGATGAGGCTGTATTAGAATCTTCAGGTTCTTCTGGTTTATCTATACTATCAGGACTATCTTCTACAGGTAATGTTTATTTTGGTGACGCTAACGATAACGATGCAGGTAGAATATCTTATGATCACTCTAGCGACTCGTTTAGTTTTACAACTAATGGCTCTACAGCGATGACTTTAGACAGAAACTCTAACCTTAGGGTTAACGGTACTGTTTCTCAATCAGAAGATAGATATAGACTTGAAGAGTATTTTCACCAACTTCCTTACAAGGACATTCAAAGTACTATAAAAACTCAGACTAGTAGTGCTACAGCTACTGTAACTAGTCACACAAAACATGTTAGAATTACAACTTATGCTAACGATTTAGCTGCTAATCAATCTCAAGAGTTTCAGCTTACAAATGATATGATTCACTCTAAGTCTCATGTTTTAGCAGTTTTAGTTGATACAGATACAACTATAACTACTCACGCTATGGTTAACGTAATGGCTCATGATATAGGAGATGGTAATTGTAAGATTAGAATATCTAATGGTGGGGTAGATATTGCTAGTATGACTTTTGAAATTCAGGTTACGGTTGACCCTCATATAGACGCTAACCCAAACTGGGCTGTAACAGGAACTAACTCTAAAGACATTGATACTATTTATAATGCTGAAGTTGCAGGTGTACTATTTCGAGCTGATAATTCAGATAACGATCAAGTAATAATTTATCCTAAAAAATCAAACCTAGGTAATAACACCAGTTTTCTTAACGTTAGTCCTTGGAGAAATATTAACTTTTTCCCTGAGAATCAAGTTGAGCTAAATATTGCTGTAGCTACTTACACTGACATTACAAAGCAAGCTATATGGGCTGGAATGAAAATAAGCCCTGAAGCTACTATTGCTACAGATGTAGATCAAGCTTATTTTCTATACTCTAGTGATGATGATGATGAAACAGGAACTTTAACAACAAACGGTAATTTACATTTTATATACAGTATAGCTGGTGTTGATTACATAACAGATTTAGGAATAACAGTTACTGCTAGCACTATTTATAGGTTAAGAATTGTTTTTGATGAGAATAGAAAGATTAGTGTTTTTGTAAACAACATTCAGTACGGTTTAACTTCTACACCAACAACAACTACTGCAGGTGGTGTAACTGAGTCTGTATCTACTGCAAAATCTTTAGCTATGACATCTAATGCTAATTTAATCCCTGTCGCAGGTCTTCAAACTTTAGGTAATGGAAGTAGATTTTTTGGCGTTTCGTTTGTAAAAATATCAAGAGCTTTAGGATAATTAAATTTAAATTAAATACATATGGATTCAGTAAACCCTATTATAAGAAAAATAACTATAGGGGACTTAAAGCAAGGACTTACCTATCAGGTAGGTCAAAAGATGCTTGGAGGTTCTCTAGAGGTAACAGCTATTATACAAGACGAAGCAGCCTGGTATAAACATCAACAGGTTGTGTACGATGTATACATAAAGAAAGATGGTGAGGAGTTTTCAAGACCTTGGAAAAGGTTTTTCTCTCAACCCACAGCTATAGAGTATAACACTGCAGTACTGGAAGAAGAGTACGAGGTTAAGTAAAAAAAAGAATAAACGTAAATATAAGCAAGAATGAAGCCAATTAAAGACGTCTACTGGATAGAGGTAGAAAAAGAAACAGAAGATACTATAATGTTAAACGGTAAAGAGTTGTATAGAGATACCTCTTACGACCCTATGAAGTTAGCAAGACAGTATGGTACGGTGTATAAAACACCAATGCAGGACACTAAAGAGACAGGAATACAGGAAGGTGATAAAGTTTGGTTTCACCATTTTATAGCAACACCTGTAAACCTTGTTACACATGCTGATAAAGATAACATATATCAAGCTTTTGCAGAGCAGATATATCTTATACAAAGAGGCGAAAAGTACATTCCTGTAGGGCACTGGAACTTTATGGAGCAAGAAATGAAAGAACCAGAGCAATCTGAGTCTGGAATATTTCTAGAGACTTCAGCATCTGAAGTTGAGCTTCATGGTAAGGCAGTTATAATAACTGACTGGATGAAAGAACAGGGTGTTAGTAAGGGAGATAGAGTTATGTGGAGTGAAAACTCTGAGTACGACATGGACATAAATGGAAAAAAACTTCTTCGTATGCGTAACTTTGATGTATTAGCTGTATATGAAGGAGCAGAATAGAGATTATGCCCTTAAGACTTTAGAGAAGTTAATAGAGGCAAGTAAAGGAGCTGTAGACCTTCTTATAGAGGAGATAGGTAAACCTTTAATAGAGGAAGATGACGCTAAAAGAAGACAGGCTATAAAAGCAAAAAGAGAATGCTTTGAAGACTGTCAAGAAATTCTTTTAGGAATAAAAAACCTTGAGGATAGAATCAAGGAAGGTGAATCCTTAATAGAAGAGAAAAAAGACTTTAAAGGGTCTTTTGCTGAACGGTATGCAAAAAAGTGATGCTATATATCTTATAGAGGGTAGTGAGGGAGATGTCTTAGAGTTTGATAACTTAAAGATAGTTTTACCTAAGAAACCTAGGTTTAAAAAAGATATACTGTATTATAACCTCCCTAAGAAACAACAAAGGTGGACTAGAGAGGATATACCAAAGGGTTTAACAAGGGATAACGCTTCTGACTATGTTGATTACATAGAAGAGGAGTTTAGACGTAGGAGAGAGGGTTTGTGGTTTTATAATAACGGAACCCCCACTTATATTACTGGATCGCATTATATGTTCATTCAGTGGAGTAAAATAGATGTTGGTTTTCCTGATTACAGAGATGCTAACAGAACGTTCTTTATTTTTTGGGAAGCGTGTAAAAACGACAAGAACTCTTACGGGATGTGTTTCCTTAAGAACAGACGTAGTGGTTTTTCATATATGGCTAGTAGTGAGATAGTTAATCAAGCTACACAGATTTACGATAGTAATTTTGGTTTACTTTCTAAAACTGGTGCAGATGCTAAGACTATGTTTACTGATAAAGTAGTTCGCATATATAGAAACTACCCGTTCTTTTTTCAACCTATACAAGATGGTTCTAGTAATCCTCGTGTAGAGCTAGCGTTTAGAGAGCCTGCTAAAAAGATTACTAAAAATCAAAAACATATAGAGAAGTCTGAAGCTTTAAACTCTATAATAGATTGGAGAAACACAGCAGACAACAGTTATGATGGTATGAAGCTTAAACTTCTTATACATGATGAGGCTGGTAAGTGGACAGGGCAAAACTCTATTAAGAAAAACTGGGGTGTAACTCAAACTTGTTTACTACTAGGTAGAAAAGTTGTAGGAAAGTGTATGATGGGGTCTACTGCTAATAAACAACAAGATGGTGGTGCAGAGTTTAAAGATATATTCTATAACTCTGACATGGGAGAGAAAGATCTTAACGGTAGAACCAAAAGTGGATTGTATAAATTATTTATACCTGCTTTTGATAACCTAGAAGGATTTATTGACGAGTATGGGTATAGCGTTGTAGACACTCCAAAGACTCCTGTAATGGGAATTGATGAGATGTATATTGACACTGGAGCTAAGGATTACATACAAAACAGAAGAGACGCTTTAAAGAATGATACAACAGCGTTATCAGAATTTAAACGTCAGTTTCCATTTACTATAGAGGAGGCGTTTAGAAATGACACACAAAGTTGTATATTTGATGTCGAGAGAATTTATCAACAGATGGATTACAACGAAGTTAATAATACTCCTACAACAAGGGGTGAGTTTGTTTGGAAAAATGGCGTACAGGATAGCGAGGTTATGTGGATACCTCACAGAAAAGGCAAGTGGGAAATTACTTGGGTTCCAGACTCTGAAAATCAAAACGTTGTATCTTCTAGGTTTAGTAAGAAGTTTCCTGGTAGAGCAGATCAACTTGTTGCAGGTTGTGACCCTTATGACCATGATACGACTACCGATGGTAGAAGGTCTGATGCTGCTGCTCACGTGTTTCATAAGTTTAGCATGTCAAGTGACGCTTCTATGCAGTTTGTATGCGAGTACATTAATAGACCACCTAAGGCAGAAATATTTTACGAAGACATGATTAAGATGTGTGTATTTTATGGGTGTCAAATATTAGTGGAAAACAATAAGGTAGGAATACTAAAGTATTTTGAGAATAGAGGATACTACGAGTACTTGATGGATAGGCCAGATATGACTCACACAGAATGGAGTAGAGGAAAGCAAAAGACAAAGGGTATACCTGGATCAGGTGCTGCAGTAATAAATGCTCAAGCAGAAGCTATAGCAACTTACATATATGATCACGTAGGGTATGACGCAGAGACAGGAGAGATTGGTAGATGTTTTTTTAATACGCTTCTTGATGATTGGAGTAGGTTCGAGATAGATAACAGAACAAAGTACGATGCTAGTATATCGTCTTCATTGGCTTTACTAGCGTCACAAAAATATATAAAACCTAAAAAAGAATTAAAGGTATCATCTCCTTTAGTTAAAAGATATAGTAACAAAGGAATGTTTAGCAAACAAATAAAGACATGATGTTCAATAAGCAAAAAGACAAATTAAATGGTTACCCATCACCTTTAGCCTCTAACGAAGAAAAGGCTACTAAGGAGTATGGTCTTGAGTATCTTAAGACGATGTACTACGAGTGGCATAACAATGGTGATGTATACTTTAGAGATCGTAAGATGCGATATAATCGTAACAGGTCTTATGCTGAGGGTAATCAAGATGTAGGTAAGTATAAAGATCTTTTAGATGTAGCTGGAGACTCGTCATACCTTAATATAGATTGGAGTCCTGTATCTATTGTCCCTAAGTTTGTTGACGTTATTGTTAACGGAATGGTTAATCAAGAGTACGATGTAAAAGCAAAGTCTATTGATCCTATAGCTGCCAATAAAAGATTAGAGAAGAAAAAGCAAATGCTTGGAGATATGTTGTCCAAGAATTTTTTAGAATCTTTAGAAGATGATACTGGTATACCTTTAGCTCCAAATGGTTTTGTAGCACAAAGTTCTGAAGAGGTAGACATGTTTATGGCTCTTAATTATAAACAAAATGTCGAAATAGCATTAGAAAAAGCTATTGAGTATACTCTTGATAAAAATGATTTTGACGAGGTAAAAAGATACATGATACGTGATTTAGTGGTACTAGGTTTATGTGCTGCTAAGGTTGACTTATCACCTACAAGTGGTGTTAAAATACGACACGTAGACCCTGCTAACCTTATTACTTCTTTTTCTGCTAAACCAGATTATAAAAATATACGTCACGCAGGTGAGATATACTCTATGACTATTGCTGACTTAAAGCAACAAGCAGGAGATGAGTTTAGTGAAGAGGATTATATTAAAATAGCTAAAGAGTACGCTGGGAAAAACAATAACCCATCAAACTATGGTACTCAAGCTTATTTCGATAATGGTAACGAAACTTACGACTACGACAAGTTTAGCGTAAATATACTAGACGCTGAGTTTATTACAAGTCACTCTTTAAATTACGAGAAAAAAGAAAACAAGCATGGTGGTTACTCTGTAAATAAAAAACCATCTAACTACAAGAAACCTAAAAAGTCTAAAACTAAAAGAGAAAATATAGGTTCTACAGTAAAGGTGGTATATAAAGGTAAATACATTGTAGGTACAGATTATATATTTAACTACGGTATGATGAAAGATATGCCTAGACCTAAGTCTAACTTGTCTGAAACAAATCTTTCTTATATTATATATCAACCTAATCTTTACAAGATGAAGAGTCGTTCTTTAGTTGATAGAATGATTCCTTTTGCTGATCAGATACAGTTAGCACACCTTAAGATACAACATGTTCTTGCTAAGTCTAGACCTAAAGGTGCGGCTTTTGAGATAGGTTCTTTAGAAAACGTGTCTAAGGGAGATGGTGGTACTTTTACCCCTATGGAACTTCAAGAGATATACGATCAAACTGGTAACATATATTATAGACGTATAGATGATGAGGGTCAAATGACTGGAGCTATGCCAATACAAGAATTAGAAAATGGTATAGGTCGTGACTTTAACACTCTTATTGGAGTCTATAATCATAATATGCAGATGATTCGTGACGTAACTGGTGTGAACGAAGCACGAGATGCTTCTCAGCCATCTAGTGAGGCACTTGTAGGTGTTCAAAAGTTAGCTTTGTTAGCTTCTAACAATGCTACTAGAGACGTAAACGATGCTTACCTTAACGCTACTAGAAGATTATCTCAGTGTATATCTATGAGAATGCAAGACCTTGTTAACTATAGATATGATGAAGAAGCTTTCTATTCACGAGTTTGGTATAACCCTAGACGTTGCACCAAGTGAGGAAGAAAAGCAACTTATGGAGCAAAACATTCAAGTATCTTTAGCTCAAAAAGAACTTAGGCTTGAAGACGCTATAATGATTAGGTCTATTAGAAATATAAAGATGGCTAATCAAATGCTTATCTTAAGAAGAGAGAAATACAGACAAGAACAAGAAGAACAAGCTAGACAAGCATCTGAACAGAACGCACAGTTACAACAACAGTCTGCTCAACAGTCTGCACAACTTAAACAACAAGAGATGCAGTCTGAAATGCAAATAGAACAGTCAAAGATACAATCTAAGGCTGAGGCAGAAATGCAGTTGAAACAACTTGATTACCAACTTAAAGAGCAGTTTGAACAGGCTCAACATGAAAGAAAACTAAGAGAAATAGAGCTTGGTAATCTTGGTAAAGAGGGTGCTGCAAATATTCAAGGAGATGTTCGTAAATCTGTTCAACAACAGTCTGCTATGAATCAATCTCAGATGATTGAACAGAGACAAGGTAAAAGAGGTCCTTTAGAATAGTCCTTAAATAATTGGTATATATAAATTAAAAAGTTATATTTGCGAAAATAACTAAGTTAAATTTAAGACAATGGATATAAGAGATGAGTTAGTAAAACAGTTTGGAGGAGAGGTTGTACAACCTGAATCTAAGCAAAATATCGTTGACTTGACTGGTGATGAAAACCAAGCAGTCGAGTCAGAGCAACCTGTAACGAAAGAGCAATCTAACGTTATAGACTTGACAGGAGAAGAGAGTTCTTTAAATACTGAGGAAACTACTAACGTTGAGGAACAACCTCAAACTAGTCAACCACAAGAGGGTGAAGAAATCAGTGATGATGAAGTTGTCTTACAATACCTTAGCGAAAAGCTTGGGCGAGACATATCATCATTTGATGATCTTAACACAACTGGTGAACAAACAGAAAGCAATGACTTTGCTAGCGAGCAGCTTCAAGTTATTAACGAGTATGTTAAAAACACTGGTCGTACAGTTCAGGATTACCTAAACACTCAAACGGTTGATTTAACCAACGTGTCTGATGACGCTTTAATGAAGGAGTATCTAAAAATAGATAACCCAAGTTTAACTGATGCAGAGTTAAATGATTATATAGCGACAACGTACAAAACAGACAAAGAGGCTTATAGTGAGAGAGAAACCAATGCTGGTAAGGTTCAACTTATGAAGGACGCTAAAACTGCTAGAGACTACTTTAATAAGGTTAAGGAGGATTACGCTATGCCAACGCAAGCAAATGATCCTGCTGCATCTGAAGCAGAAAGAAGTGAATGGTTGTCTAAAATGGAAGGGACAGTTAACGACCTAGAAGGTTTGTCTTTTTCTATGAATGACAAGGGTGATGAGTTTATTTACAATCTAGATGACGATGCTCGTCAGGAGATTAAAGGGTATAACTCTAACCTAGAGAACTTCTTTGATAAGTATGTTGATAAAAGTGGTGACTGGAACTTTGACGCTCTTAATACAGATATGTACATCTTAAACAATATAGATAAGATTGTTAGAGGTGTCGCTAATCAGTACAGAAGCAAAGGAACAGAAAGCGTAATTAATGAGATTAAGAACCCTTCGTTTACACAAGATAAACAAGGTGCCCCTCAGAAGAAAGAGTCAACTATCGACATGTTAAGACGACAAATTCTTGGTTAAGGAAAAATAAATTAATTATCATTTTAAAATTATAAAAAAATGGCAACAGTAAGTTTAGGTACTAACATGGTGGCAACACCATCAAGTACAGCAGTTGCAATGACATCAAACTACGTGTCTTCTTCTGATTTAATTGCCACTGGCGATGCTTCAGCAGCTTTTCACCAACGTGATGTTGATGAGCAACTAGTAAAACGATACGGTAATCAAGGGATTACTGGATTAATGGAGTTAATGGGTTCTAAAAAAGAAACTACAGCTCAAACTTTTGAACACTATGAAGAAACGTTTCTTCACAATCAATTTGCAGGTGCAATTTCTGGAGGTACAGGTACTTTAACAGTAGATCAAGTAGATACTGATGGAGGAGATTCATCTGGTGCTGACAAGCAGTCTGCAGTTCGTGATGGTGACCTTTTATTAGGTGCTTCAGGTGCAATGTATTATGTTACAAATCATGTAGCTAATGGTGATGAGTTTATTATTAAAAACGTAGCTGATAACGCTTTAGCTTCTAATGGTGCTGATACAGAGTTTGCTATTGTAGGTAACGCTTGGGCAGAACAAACTGATCAACCAGGTGGTTTAGTTCCTAAAGTTCACCACTATTCTAATAAGTGTCAAATCATTAAGGAGTCGTTTGTAGTTTCAGGTTCTGAGGCAACTAACGCTGTTTACGTAAAAGTTAACTCTCCTGAGCATGGTTCTGGTTACCTATGGTACTTACAAGGTGAGGCTGATACTTACCAACGTTTTCAAGATTATGCAGAGCTTGCAATGATTGTTGGAGATGCTGGTAATGGATCTTTATACGATGATAATGCTGCAACTCAAACTGGAGGTAAAGTTACTACAACTGAAGGTTTATTAAACTTTATTGAAAACAAAGGTCAATCTATGGATCTTGGTTCTTCAGCAATTACTATGGCTGACTTTGATGCTGCTGTTAAGTCTTTGGACAAGTACAGAGGTGCAAAAGAGATGGCTCTTTACGCTGGTATTAACTTATCTTTAGATATTGATGACTTATTAGCTTCTCAAGGTGCTTACGCAGCTGGTGGTGCTAACTATGGTACTTTCGCTAACAACAAAGACATGGCGTTGAACTTAGGTTTCAACTCGTTCTCTCGTGGTGGTTACACTTTCCACAAGAAAACTTACGATCTATTCAACCGTCCTGACTTGTTAGGAGCTGCAACATTTAAGTACAACGGTTACGGAATGTGTATTCCTATGGATTCACAACGTGATGCTAAGTCTGGTGAGAAGATTCCTTCGTTAAGAATGCGATATAAAGCAGCTAACGGATACTCTCGTGAGATGGAGCACTGGTTAACAGGTGGTGCTATTCTACAAAACAAAACTAGTGGAGTTGATGAGTTACGATGTAACTACAGAACTGAACGTGGTTTTGAAGGATTTGCTCCTAACCGTTTCTTATTGTTCAAGAAATCATAATTAATATAGGTAAGGGAAGGGGGAAAGACCTCCTTCCTAAATCTTTTTAAAAAAAAATATATATATTATGATATACCAAGAGAAATTTTTATACTTTCAAGAAGCCTTAAGTGGTGGGTCTTCAGATGCAGTAGGTGCAGATGATGTGGCAATGTATTCTTTATCTTCATTCTTAGGTTTTGACACTCAAGCTGGAGATACAAATGCTACTACATTAAACATGCGATTTAAGCCTATGAAGAGATCTGGACTTGTTACTGATGAAGGTGGTGTGGGTGAAGAAGTTGATGTTGTAGTTTTAACAGTTACTGCTAATAAGCAGAAGTCTGTTATGCAAGCTATTACTGATAAAATTAACGAACCAATATCAAGAGATAAAGCATTTTTAGTTATCGCTGATGTTGCTGGTTCTGAATTTATTCACTCAGATATAACTAGTGCTGTAGTAACATTAAGAGCTGCAACTGCTTAATTTTAACCCTTAAAAAATACGATATGAAAACGTTATATTTTATGGCTGCTGCAGATGGTGCTTTTAATTCAAGTACCTCTACAGCTCCTGATTCAGTTTGTTATCCTTTGTCTGCCCTTAAAGGTTTTACATCAAAAGATACAAATGAGTGCTACATCTATTTTGCTTCTGCTCAAGCAGCAGGAACAGATGAGGCTAACAATACTTCAGGTACTGATTTAATTACATTTACAATTAGTACTGCTGATAATCACAAAAACGTGGCTAGAAGTTTTGCTCAAGAGATTCATAAGTTTATTGGTAAAGACAACGGTTTTGTTGTCATACTAGATTCTTCTTCTTCTGAGAAATTTGATGACGATGTTAACTTAAGTTCATCGTTTACAATCTTAACTGATAACCCTGCGTAAGATTATTAATTAATTACTGGAGGGGAGTAATCCCCTCCTTTATAAAACTTTAAGTTAATTTTAGAAAATAATTATTATGTCACCGACAAAAACAACTCGTAAGGCTGTTACGCCTCCAAGTACTACTAAGGTTGAAGCTAAAGCTCCCGTAGTAGAAAAAAAATTCACTCCTAGATTTACTAATAAGAAACAAGATTATAAGCCTACTGTTTATAAATTAGTTTCAAAAGCTAAAAAAAGAAACGGTATGCCTCAGTACCCTGTTGTTTCTTTATTAAAAGCTGAGGATATTATATTTGATCCTGAGACAGGAGAAAACAGAAAGATTAGATACGTTCCTGGAGAAGCTTCTATATTTGCAGATGATCATCCAGAAACAGCTAAAATGAGAGAGCCTATATCTTTTAATAATGGCTTTCTTTTTGTAGACCACACTAACCCTACCCTTAAGAAGTATTTAGATACTTGTAACGCTAATGGTAGTAACCCTCATAGAATAAAATCTAAAAGTATATTATTTACTGTAAAGGACGATCAAAAGTCTGCACAGCAGAAAATAGAACAGGTAGCTGACGTTATGGATGCTGTACAAGCTGCTCTTAAAATGCCTTTAAATGAGCTTATAGGGTACGCTAAGGTATTAGGTATTAAAACTAATAAGAGTGTAGATGAGATTCGTTGGGATATGAAGATCCAAGCGGAGAAAAATCCTAAAGCTTTCTTATCGGGTATGAATGATCCTCGTACAGAAATGAAGCAACTTCTATTAATGGCTGAGGAATCAGGTATTATCTCCATGAAGAAGACAGGTGTAACTTGGACAAACTCAGGTAACACTATTTGTGTCCCTGCAATTGGAGTTAAGCCTATCGAGAGAATGGTAGACTTTTGCTCTGAAGGTGAGGGAGAGCAGATATACTCTGAGATAGATCGTAGACTTAAAGCACTTAATGGATAATGTATTAATGCTATATATACAAGAGGGGGACTTAACGGTCTCCCTTTTTTTGTTATAAGGATTTATTTCGTACTTTTGTTAAGCAATAAAACATACAATAATGACGATTGATGAAATATATAGACTGGTACAAACCTTTGCAAATAAAGAGCAGAGAGGGTTTATAACACCGTCTGACTTCAATCTTTTGGTAAAGCAAGCTGAGTTAGAGCTATTAAACAAGAGGTTGAGTATAGTACAAGAAAAGTCTCAACCTAAGAAGGCAGGAGGATTTATAGAGGAGTCTCTAACCCCTGAAATGGCGGAGCAAGATATAGCTCCTTTTTTAATATCAAATAGGTTTAATGCTACTTTATCTTCAGTTGCGACTGGATACTCAGAAAAAGAAGTTACCCTTACTAGTGATGTTCTTTTGATAAAGGAGATTTTCATACTAGCAGAGGAAAGCTCTAGCATAAGCTCTCACATACCCTTAGAGATAGTTAAACCTGAGGATATAAATAAAGTACTTAGAAGTAGCTTAGTTAAGCCTTCAATGGACTTTCCTATAGGTCTTATGAGTGGTTCTCCTGTAAACGGAGGGTTAAAGATAAAGGTGTTTCCTGACAGTATAAGTCACGTAATGGTTTATTATTATCATATGCCACAAACACCACCTCAATGGAATTATGTTACTATTGCTGGTAAACCTGTGTACGATCCTTCCAACTCAACTCAATCTAGGTTCCCTGCTAGGGTTCATGGTGAGATTGTAGTTAAGGTGTTAGAGTATCTTGGTGTAAACTTAAGAGAGGCTCAATTGGTTCAGTACGCTCAAAGTAACGAAGTAAAAGCAGATAGTTAATTATGGCAATAGATTACACAACAATAGAAGAGATTGTTAACGACTTTCAGTTAATGATTGACGACACATCTTACGATAAAGAGGCTAACATATATCAATTAAGATTACTAGCATTACAAGGCTTGAGAGAGCTTACGTTTGACGTTGAGCAAAAAGTTAAGACTACTACACTTGCTGTAGACTCTACAACACTTCAGTGTACTTTACCTGCTGATTACGTAAAACTAAACAGGGTTGGCTATAAAGGTGATAACGGAGACTTTTACTCTTTAGGTAGTAACCCTAATTTAAGCTTAGATGCTAGTGTGGCATCTCAAGTTGGGGATAGTTCTTATGATGAGAACAACCCTTATTATCATACAGATATAGGTAAGAAGTTTGGTGTAGGTGGAGGAAAGAATGTTTTGGGTTACTACAGAGTTAACAGGCAAGATGGTACTATAAACTTCTCTTCAGATGTTGCTGGTAAGACAGTATTTATGGAGTATATATCTGATGGTATTACTTCAACTCCTGCCAGGGATCATATAGTAAGATTTACAATGAAGCACCCTCTTGCGTTGCAGACTTTTGCTTCTAATGTTGATTCCAATTATGGTATAGTTAATAATGTATCAATTAAAATACCAAATTTAAGTGGAGGTGCTGATTCATACACCTTTAGAGATAACGGATTAACATCTTTTAACGATTTAAGCACTCCTCCTTCTAAGTATGACGTTTACGCTAACCTTACCCTTAACAATGGTGTTATAGACACTTCAATAGAAATAGCTCAAGCTTTAACAGATGTTATAAATGAAGGTCATCCAGAATATGGTGTTCCTCCTGCAAACCCAAATATAAAAGCTTCTAATATTGCTTCTAAAGTTACCGTAACTATTAGTAATTTAACATCATCTCCCTTAAGTTTGTTTGACGATAGTTTTACTACAAATTTAGGTATTTATATATTATTAGGAGAGGAGATAGAAGGCTTTCACTCTGTTGAAAGTCAAGAAGTAGTTCAACTAGGTTCTGCAGGAGATGTCCCTAAGGTTCACAAGTTCTGTGAGGAAGCTTTAAGATCTTACATGTACTATAAATACATTCAAAGAAAGCGTGGTATTCCTGCTAACGAAAAGCAGATGGCTAAAAGAGCTTACTATAACGATAAAAGATTAGCTAGAGCTAGGATGATGAATTTCAACAAAGAAACTGCGATGTTGACATCTAGAAAAGCATTTAAGCAATCTCCTAAAATATAATACAACATGGCTCAAGATAAAAGAACGTTTTTGGGTGGTATGAATAAAGACGTTGACACTCGTCTTATTAAAAACCCAGACTACATAGACGCTTTAAATATTAGAGTTGCTTCGTCTACTGACGGAACTATTGGGGCTGTAGAAAATATAGAAGGAAACAAAGAAGTTCCTTTTGAGTTTTACTCTGAAGGGCAGGACTCTTTATTCGTTAACGATAACGGTTTATACCATCAGGTTAACCCTGCCACTGTTTTTTATCAAAAGGTTGTAAGAATACAGGGATGGGAGTCGGTAAATCAAAACTATAGCTTTACGTTATACTCTCTTACTGACAATGGTGACGCTAGTGGTTATGGAAGAGTACCTATAGGTGAGTTTAGTTGGACTGGTAATCAAGCTCGTACTGCTACAACTCAGTACTTGTACTCTCAGTTTAGTGGTGTTGGTGGTCTTAATACTGGTATAAATGTTTACGATATTAACACTAACGCTCAGTACACAGCAAGTGTTAAGTTGTTGTCTTTTGGGCAAAACTCTTTACTAAGTGGAGGGTACTTAGATATAGTAATTCAGTGTGATGTTGCTGGTGTTGACTTTTACCTTGGTGCGTCCTCTAATTACGAGTCAGGTGGTGGGTCAAGAAGTGCACCTGGACCTAGTGATCCTTCTGCTCAATTTACATACACTTTTAGTCAAGACTCTAGCATACCAATAACATCTAGTGGAGATGCTAGTATATCTTTATTATCATCTTTTGAAACAGGTGGTTTATATAATGCTGATGCTAATGATGATGGTATTCTAATTAGTCCTGAAGGTCAAATATACGAAATGGGTAATAGGACTGTATGGAAAATTGATTTTTATGGAGACCAACCAACCTCACCTACACCTTTTGAAGAAGTTACTATATACTCTTATAGAGAAAATCTTGAAATACTAGATTCTTCTACAGAGTATGAGGCTACACCTTTTTTAACTATTAAATCATCAGATTTTGCTGAGGATGCTGAATTTGAATTTGACTCTACCAAAACTAGTTTTTCAAAGTACTTGGTTAAGGAGTTTTCAGAAGATAAAGCTGTTCTATGTGATGGCTTACCTTTAGATTTTAATTTAGGTTCTGATAATTTCTTTTTAACCTTCTCAGGGCAAGATGAGTTTAGTTCTGATTCGGGTTTTCAACGTAGTGTTATTATTTATGGCCCTGTAGGAGTTAATTTTAAGTTAGCTTTAGCAGACTCCTCTGAGTTTTTACATCAGGTCTTAAACCCTAATCAAGACGTTGAAGACTCAATTGATACAGCTGAAATATTTAATAATAATAGTACTATTAGGCTTCAAAACTTACAGGTAGCACAAAACTCTATTAGCATTACCGAATCTATAACTAATCATATTAATGATTTACAATATAGTTTAGATGACGCTACTAATAATTATTTTATTGCTTATACTAATTATATGGAGCTAAATGTAGATTACGGTAACTTACAACAAGAACTTACAGATCAAATAGCCTTAACTGCTACTGCTGAAGCTCAGGTAGCTGCTTTTACTGCTCAAAACAGTGAGCTTGAAGGTAATATTCAAGGTTTACAAACACAGTATGATTTTCTAGAAAATTCGTCGAATGCTTATCTAGCAAACTTTACTACTTTAAATTCAAGTATAGTGCAATTAAATGAAGCTGTTGAGGATTTAGATACAGCTCTGGTTCCAATAATTGATATAGCTCTACCTGTAGACGGGGCAGATACAAATTTTAACGATTTAGCTCAAAACATTGCAAATTTGATTACTACGCAAAATCAGCTTTTTAACACTAACCAAGCTTTTATAGCTGAATTTAACGAAACTTTTGCAGACGAGATAAGTGATGCAGGTCAAGTTCCTGCAGCTGATACTATTCATTTAATAATAGTTGTTGAGGATATTATTGCTAACCTTATAACTCAAGGTGGTGCTCAATTAGAGGAAGCACTTAATGAATATAATGTTTCAATTGATGCTTATCAAGCTCAAGTTGGAGAACTTACTACCTTACTAGGTGATGCAAACTCTACTATTAGTAGCTTACAAGAAACTATTGACAACCTTGTAATTTCTGACTTAATA